CGGAACCAGACCAACCCGGCGCGGAAGCGCTGGTTACTGGCAACACCTGCAAGAAACAAGGAAAACTCCCCGCCAAGTGAGTTCACGAACTCAGACGACCGCAGACGGCCGAAACGCAATGTAGGCACGACCCGAAGGTAGCCACCTACAAAACGTAACAGAGTACTGTTCAAAGAACCGTACTCACCGTCCACAGAAGTCTTTGTTCGCTCGACCTCGAGCCCAAGCTCTCCGACCTTCCCCATCCACACATCCGATGCTTCTTTCGTCGACTGAAATAGAATGTCGTCCCCGTTTATCAGACAGGGGGCTGATACCGTCTCTTTCCAACTGAGCCCTGAGCACCGCATTGCATACAAGTACGCAATACGGTTCTGCAGGCAAAGTAGAGGAAAAGAGAGGTAAGAGCCCATCATCTGTCCAATGGAAGGACGACCGACATATCTCTTCGACGAAAGAGGGCAACTTGACGGACCGTCGACCCAATAAAGGATCGGCCGGAGAATCTGCATTGCCCTCTCAGTAACAGAAGCAGGAAGAACAGTGGAAGAGGCAAGGATAGTACCCAAAATCACTTCTGCGACTTCGATCGACAAATTGTCGGTGGCCGAAGCGTAGTCGCCTGATGTGAGGATACCCTTTCCCTGGTGGAACCCCGCTTTCGCAAGTTTCTCATTCGACACATCGCCTCGAGACAACCACTTACACCTCGAGAGGTGATTGTAGATTGTCTTGTGAAGCGGTCGGAGGAGAAGCTCGTCAGATGAGAACTTCGTCAGAGGACGAGGCTTCCCAGCAGACTGGACGACGATCAATTCGGCTTCCGGGGCAGGACGATCGGGCCGGGAAGGACCACTAAGAGCTTCCGTAAGGAAGTCACTGTGATCAATTCCGGTGCCCAACGCGCCCCCCTCGGAACGAGTCGAATCAGTCGTCGCGCTAAGCGGCGGAGATGTGAGGAGAACCTGCTCCTCGTAGCCCAGATCCCATCCCTTCGAAAAGAGACGAGATGTTTGCTGGGCTACAAATCGCAGGTAACCGACGGGGAGTTGACGCCTAGGTCGACGAACCCCCTCCACAAGCTTCTCCATCAAAGGGCCGGTCATGCATCCGCATGAATCCGGAAGGCCTTTCTTGATGGACTGCCAGGCCATAATTTCCTTGTGGTCATTACTCGGGCAGGAACCTAGAAGCTTCTTTACCTGACGACTCTGTTCTAAGCAGTCGCCAGATAGGGAGAAGTTGGGGGCGGGATGTCCGAAGACATACCCCCAGTCAGCAAGAGCGCGGCGGACATACCTAGATGTCCGAGCTCGGAACGCGCGACAACGTCGCGGGGCGCTTCGTTCACCATCCTCGTTCTTCGGACGCGAGGGAGTGGGCGAAGTTGCCATCATAACCAATAATAGTCGTAAGATTATTATTGTGCCA